GAAGCAGAAACAGAAGTTGAAACAGAAGTTGAAGAAACTCCGGAAGAGGAAGTAGAAACAGAACAAGAAGAAGGGGAAACCGAAGATGAAAACGTTTAAAAATTTCAGAACAGATATGCAGGAAGCTGTAAAGCGTATGCCTACTCCAGAGCAGATGAGAGATAGGATGCAACGTAGGGCGGCTAGAAAACAGTCTTCTATGAAAGCAGCACAAATGCGTAAACTTAATAACGAGGTTGAGTTAGATGCTGAAATGGTTGAGGAAGCTGAGCCAGTAGAAATTAAAGCTAAAGATGATGCTACTGCTAATATGAAAGACCCAAGTGAAAAGGGCGATTTAGAATCACCAACACAGGGCAGTTCAGAAAAACCTAAACTAACTCATATGTGTGCAACTAAAGTTGTTCATAAAAAATATGGCGAGGGCAAACCATTATTTGGTGAGCACGCTGAACCAAATGAGTATGGTCAAGTAGAATGGTATAAAGTAATGTTTGAGCATGGAATAGAAGATGTTAAAACACGTGATATGGAAGTGTTAGAAGAAGGTTCTCACAGCAATCACAAAAAGAAATAATAACTAACAGGAACAAAAAATGGCAGCAGTCAAAAGCGTATTAAAATTAACACAGGTGCACGGTGTAGTAAAATGCACAGGCGTGGATGCTGATATTGCGACAATTGATTTGGATACAGATTTAAAAAAATCAACAGAAACAGTTTCAACACCAGAAGTCAATATTCAACGTATGCATTGGATTTGTGAAACATCAGCACAATTTACAATTACAAGAAACTCTGTCATAATTGCAAAAGGTTTCGGTTCTGGCTTTACAGACTGGAGAGGCTTTACAGAGAATACAAGTAACACAAGTGATATTGTAGTTACCTTTTCAGGTGGACAAGGAACTGTAATATTAGAATTAACTAAACTCGCTGGCTTTGGTCCTTACCAACACCAGGGTGCTGACGGAGACTTAGGATAATGAAATTAATTAAAGAGATTAACGAAAACGTTCAGTATATACAAGAAGAAAAGAACGGTAAGAAAAATTTATACATCGAAGGTGTATTCTTACAATCCAACATTACAAACAGGAATGGCAGATGTTATCCTAAAGAAATAATGGAAAAAGAAGTTGCCAGATATACTGAAGAACAAATTAATAAGAACAGAGCATTGGGCGAATTAGGACATCCTGATGGCCCAACTGTAAATCTAGATAGAGTTTCTCATATGATTACTTCTCTTAGACAAGAAGGCAGTAATTGGATTGGGAAAGCTAAAATTTTAGAAACTCCAATGGGTAAAATTGCATCTAACTTAATAGAAGCAGGTGCTCAATTAGGAGTCTCATCTAGAGGACTAGGGTCCATAAAAGAAAAGAACGGTATTAATGAAGTCCAACATGATTTCATGTTGGCTACAGCAGCCGATATCGTTTCAGATCCATCTGCACCAGACGCTTTTGTCCAAGGTATTATGGAAAGTAGAGAGTGGGTCATGGTGGATGGAGTATGGGAAGCTAGACAAGTTGAACAAGCTCAAACACTAATTAACACGGCTAAAGCAAGTGAACTAGACGAAACGAAACTAAAAGTGTGGGAATCGTTTATGAACCGCTTATCCAAAATTTAAATTGTATAAATATTTAAAGAATTAATAAAATCCTAACAGGAGAAACAAATGGCAATAGAAAGTAAAATACGTGAACTACTTGCTAAGGGCGAAGAACTTAAAGAAGCTCTAGAACAAGGAGAGACCGTAGAAGAAATTACAGAGGGGGCTGCTAACAGACCTCTTGATAAATCTCAGGGCGATTCATCTATGCCTGCTCAAGGCAGTAGCGATGCTAACCCAGAGATGGAAGACCTATCCGGAACAGGAAATAAAGAAGGTGGTTTAACATCTGAGGTTGGAAAAGCTGCTTCTTCAAAGGCTTCAAAAGATAGCACATTACCAAGTGGTAACGGTGCCGGAGAAGCTCCAAACTTTACTACTAAAGAAGATCCGAAAGATGTAGTTGCACAAGCTAATAGCAAAGGCAATGTTCATCAGGAAGAAACTGAAGAAGAAGATGAAGTTATCGCAGAAGAAGAAGTAACAACAGAAGATGAAGTTATTGAAGAAGACGTAGTTGTTGATTCAGATGACGAAACATTAGACGTCGATGCTTTATTTGCAGATGAAGAAGGTCTTACAGAAGAATTTAAAACAAAAGCTGGCCAAATATTTGAGGCAGTTGTTGTTGCTAAAGTAAATGACATCGTAGAAGGAATTGAAAATGAACTTCGCGAAGAAAATGAAATAGCACAAAAAGAATTCAAAGATGAGATGGTTGAGAAAATCGATGGTTATCTTAACTATGTCGCTGAGAACTGGATGAAGGAGAACGAATTAGCTATTGATAGCGGTCTACGTAATGAAATTACTGAAGACTTTATCAATGGTTTAAGAACTCTTTTTGAAGAGCACTACATTGAGGTCCCTGCTGAAAAGTATGATGTCCTCGGTGAAATGCAAAACCAAATTGATGAACTTAAGGTTAAACTTGATGAATCAGTTGCGGAAAAGATTGGTCTTGTTGAAGAAAAGCAAACATTAGAAATGACGCAAGTTGTTTCTGAAGCGTGTGCTGATCTAACAATGACTGAAGCCGACAAACTAAACAAACTTTTAGAGAATGTAGAGTTTGGAAGCAAGGAATTGTTCGCTGAAAAAGTTGCAGTAATTAAGGAAAACTATTTTCCTAAAGCAATTGCTTCAGACGACGACAAGATGAGCGATACAGTAGAGACTGGTTCGTTAATTGACGCGGATAGCCCAATGAGTATTTACTCTCAGGCTATTACAAAGGCAGTTAAAAAATAATTTTTTTATAAATAATATTACTTAAAAACTTAAGGAGTAAAAACAATGTATCTTTCAGAAGAACTACAACAAAAATGGGGCCCAGTTCTGGACCATCCAGACCTAGGCGACATCAAAGATGCACACAGACGAGCAGTAACAACAGTTGTTCTCGAGAACCAAGAAAAGGCTCTTAGAGAAGAAAGAACAGCAATGTTCTCAGAAGCAACTGCAGCTAATGCTACTGGTGCAAGTATTGATAACTATGACCCAATTCTTATCTCATTGGTAAGAAGGGCTTTACCTAACCTAATGGCATATGATGTTTGTGGTGTTCAGCCAATGACTGGACCAACAGGCCTTATATTTGCTATGAAATCTCATTACTCTTCACAAACAGGCGATGAAGCTTTGTTTAATGAAGCAGACACAGATTTTTCAGGCGAAGGAACACACGCTGGATCTAACCCAGTTGACGGTGCATACACAACCGGTAACGGCGTAAGCACATCAACAGGTGAAGGCTTCGGTGATACAACAACATTAAACCAAATGGCTTTCAGTATTGAAAAGACTACAGTTACAGCTAAGACAAGAGCTCTTAAAGCTGAATACACAGTAGAACTTGCTCAAGACCTTAAAGCGGTTCATGGTTTAGACGCTGAGTCAGAATTGTCCAATATCTTATCTCAAGAAATCTTAGCAGAAATCAACAGAGAAGTTATTAGAACAATCTACAGAGTGGCTAAAACAGGATCTGCTTCAACTGCTACACCAGGAACATTCGACTTAGACGTTGATTCAAATGGTAGATGGTCAGTTGAAAGATTTAAAGGTCTTTTATTCAACATTGAAAGAGATGCTAACGTTATTGCACAAGACACACGTAGAGGGAAAGGTAACTTTATTATCTGTTCTTCAGACGTAGCTTCAGCTTTAGCAATGGCTGGTGTATTAGATTACACTCCAGCTTTAAGCACAGACTTAAATGTTGACGACACTGGCAATACATTTGCTGGAACATTAAACGGTAGATATAAAGTATATATTGACCCATATTCCGCTAACACAGGAGCTGCTAGCCAGTTCTACGTATGTGGATATAAAGGTTCAAGTGCTTACGACGCAGGTCTATTCTATTGTCCTTACGTTCCATTACAAATGGTTAGAGCGATTGACCCTAACACATTCCAACCTAAAATCGGATTCAAAACTCGATATGGAATGATTGCTAATCCATTCGTTACTCAAGCTAACGGAACAACTGATGCTGACACATTTACAGCAGACAGAAACCAATACTACAGAAGTGTTAAAGTTTCAAACTTGATGTAATTCAAAAAACGTTTACGTTTAAAGAGCGCTTTATAGCGCTCTTTTTTTGTCTATAAACTCTTATAAATAGTGTTATGGATATAAGAGACCACTATAAAGTGCTTCATAATATTCAATTTGATAATGAACTACTAAAAAAGCAGTGCGAGACAATCACTCCAGAGGAATGGGTAGCTAATACAACAACTCAAGACCATTGGAAAACTCAAACACAGGCTCAGAATATATTTTATGTGTTCTCAGATTGGTATGATTATGAATATAATGACTGTAAAGTTTTGAAAGAACCTATTACAGATTTAGATAAAAGCGTTTGGGATATAGGTAATCAAATAAAACATGACTATGGTCCCAGAGCAAAGATAACAAAATTGTTATTATCTAAAATGAATGCTGGTGCTGAAATTAAAATTCACATAGACCAGGAACAATTAGCAAGAATACACAGAGTTCATTATGTAATAAAAACTAATAGTAATGTATCATTTATTATTAATAATGAATGGAATAACTTTGAAGAAGGTATGTGCGTTGAGATAAACAATCAAAAACCACATGGTGTAGTTAATCAAGGAAAAGAAAGTCGCATACATTTAATTTGCGATATTTTAACATAGGAAAAAATATGGCATTTGACCCAATAACAACAGCAACTATTGATGACAGTTTAACAGGAAGCGCTCCTGGACAATCTCCTGTTGAGTTAGATTACTTACGTCCGACCGGATTTAAGTTTCAAATTACTAACATACCTAATGTATCATTCTTTTGTCAGGCAGCTAATTTGCCTCAGATGTCAATAGGTAGCCCAATGCAGAATACACCTTTAACTGATATTCCATATCCTGGCGACAAGTTACAGTTTGGAGAATTAATGATAAGGTTTCTAGTGCAAGAGGACATGGCAAACTATAAAGAGTTATACAACTGGCTAATAGGATTAGGTTCTCCACAAGACCACAAACAGTTTAAAGACTTTATTAAGACACAACAATACAGATTTCCCACTAATGGTAAACAACGTGAACTAGCACAGTTTAGTGATGCTGATTTGTATATTTTAGATTCAAATAACAATGCAAGTCAAAGGATTCATTTTGTAGATGCCTTTCCTATATCATTAAGTGGATTAGATTTTGATATAAGCTCGGGTGACCAACCCTATTTTGTAGGCATAGCTGCATTTCGTTATCGCTTATTTACACTAGAAACAGTAAAATAATGCTTGACAGCTGACCATTAATATAATATAATTACAATATGAGATTAGATTACAAAGACAAGGGTCGTATCGGTTTTACTTGTAGCACATTCGATTT